GATGTTTCCAGGCTTTACCCTGGGGTAATAACAGACCCAGAGCGCGAGCATAATCGTCAGTGCTGTAGCGGCTCACGATGCACCCCGGCTGAATGTAATCTCACCGCGTACCGGCAGCTCCCCTGCCCCCAGCTGAATGAAAACGCCAGAGGGCTCATTCAGAACAAAACCGCGTGTACCGCTGATAGCGCCGATGGCCAGATTCAGATCGGAAATATATATTTTTCCACCCGGTTCGCCGTTATCAAAGTAAACCTCATCCACTGCATCCTGGATGGCTTTTACGACATCAGAATCGGCATCTGGAATACCGCCAATATCAAGATTAATAGTTCGCATTATTGGTGAGCACACCCAGATCAGTGTGGTGGCCGGGCGTTTAGAGAAAAGGTAGTTTGCCACGCGCAGCTGATCGCCCTGCGCCTTGCCGTAGATATACTCTTCGTTGGTTGCGGTGCCGTCAACACCCTCCGGGAAACCATGGTTCGTTCGGTCAGTTCCATCGCACATGATGTAAACCCCGAGGCTGCCCGCTCCCAATATGCGTGGCGCTATCCATGCACGGGTTACACCGGATACCTCCAGCGCCCAGCGCCGATAGTCATCGCCATTACCGCCTGAGGCTGGTGACCGATAGGCAAACAGGACGCGACTGCGGAATGCCTCCTCGGGTTCGATATCTGCACCACCGGTTATAGCCTGAGCCGCTGTTGCAGTGCTAACTATGCCCTCAATGGCAGCATCCAGAGCCAGAACCGTGCCCGCCACAGCGTTGCCATCTGCCGGAGTAAGTGCGCTACCCACCAAGGGTAATATTGCGGTTATACTTCCGCTCCCGTAACCATCGTCAGAGATAGTGACTGGAGCATCCAGAGTGTACTGTGAGCCATTGGTGCGGTTCAGCACGGTTCCTGCTGCAATGGTTCGCCCTGCCACACCAGAAAAAACCACTTCTGCCCCGGTTGCAGCGGTCACGCCTTTCCTGAATGTGTCTTTCAACGCGCCCCAGGCAGCCAACCCTTCATCCACTGCGGTAAAGGGATTGCTCTGGCGAGCTATATAATCCATGTACGCAAAGTGAAGGTGGCTCATACCGGCGTCCATATCTGCTATGATCCGCAGATTCGAAAATCTCAGTAGTTCGGATGGGTTTTCCAGCTCCGAAGCAATGAACTGCCGGTTCCGGCTACGCAGCTCACTGAGTGTGGGTCGCTGATACGGCATTATTATCTCTCCATAGCCAGTTAAATTTATATTGATGCGAGCTGCCGTCCGGGCGGTTTAGCGTCACTGTGAGGTAAAGCCGGTCTGGCCTGACTATGGTGCCCGCTGCGCTGACTGATGACATGACGCCGTCATCCACCATCCAGGCCAGTGACTCCTGTGCGTAAACCTCAGCCCGCCTCGCTACTGCCACTGACAGCGGGCTGCGGTTCAGCAGCCACAGCCGGGAACCCAGCAATTCCTCATCGCTATCCCCCCACCAGCCCCTGCGGTCGTTGTCGTCGGTTGCATCGTCAGTATCGGCCCGACGATCACTAAACAGACTGATAAGAACGGCAGACTCCAGATCATTCCCGTTGTCCAGATCGCCGCCTGACAACTGCCAGCCAGCAAACCCCGAGTCAGCAAACCATACGGTTCTGATATCGGCCATCAGACCTCCCTGTTGGTTTTTTCACTGGTTTTTGTGCTGTTACCCGATTCAACGTTTTTCACCTCATGGCCATGGAGGTTGTAGGCATCACGCAATGCTTTCAGGCTGACGTCATTTGAATCACAGTGATCAACTACATCACCGGTACACTCCGTCAGCGGCGTTTCGAGACGAACTTTAACGCTGGCAGTGATGGTTGCGTTGCGCGCCTCCAGAACCTCGATGTTCTGTCCTGCACATTTCACAATCATCTTCTCTTCACCGAGCAGCACTGATTTCCCGTGCGCATCATAGATTACGGTTTCGCCGGGCTTCAGGTTTGCGTAACGGGATGAGCCGTGATTGGTCGCGATAATGACCTGGCTGGACCTGTCGCCGCCCAGGCTGAGGATCAGCACGTCGCTACCAGCTGGCAGGCCAGATGAAAACCCGAATTCAGTCATGCGCAGCGTATTACCACGAACATCAAACGGGGTTTTATATTGCAGTTTTTGGGTTGTTCCATTGTCATCAGTAACACCGGTAGTGCGTCCAATGCCCACCAGCATGGCAATGCGCCGATACAGGCGCGTAAATGCGTCCGTCATGTCAGCTCCATAATGCTCGAGTAAAATGCGTAGGGCTGGATAGCAAAAGCGGCAGGCGGCATGAGCAACATCTCAGCGTGGGTCCCATCCTCATCGCGGGTGTAGGTGACCTCTGCGAGCAGCAGGTCCTGCGGTTTAACATCGAGCGTTGGAAGCGAAACCGGGATCAACGTATTTGGCTCCCATAACTGACCGGCGCTGTCACGCCAGCTGTCAGTAACCACCCGTAACGCGCGTGAGCGTCCATAGCGCCGGTTCATTTCCCAGTTAATGCAGTCGGTCGCCATATCCCGGGACACCAGCGTGCTTTCCACCAGCACGATGCGTTTTCGATAACGCATCGATGCAGCATCCGGATCACGCGCGGTCGCGAGCGTCACTGCGTCATAACCTGCCCCGCCCGCCTCGCCAATGGGACTAAAATTCATTGATACGCCTGTGTAATCTGAATATCGCTCATCCATCGATTCCTCATACCAGGCATGCTCGACGTTAACCCCCTCCTTGAGCCCGCTGGCGGCGCGCCTGTTTCCGACGCGCGTCAGAAACAGCCCGCCATCCGGCAGGTCGTAATAGAGCAGCCCAGACCAGCGGGTAACACGGTCGATGATTTCCTGCGGCGACTCCCCCCAGTTCAGCGTGAATTGTGGGACTGCGCGTAAACTGGCGGCATCTGTTGTAACCGAAATTCCGTAGGGCGCTGCCAGCCGCTGTGCAATGCCCAGCGCGTCTGAATTGCTGATGACGTTAGACGGCCATTCTGCGCTGCAGTCCACCAAATCCTGACACCGGCTGCGCCCGGTAGCCCTGACCTCATGCCGCCCCGGAGAGAGCACCGGCATCCATTTGTCGATATACCCCGTCAGCGCGCAATCATCACCCAGCAGCACACGACAGCTTTCGCCGGGACGCACGCGACGGCGGCTATTTGTCTCAGGAAAATAATCCAGTAATCCCAGGCTGAATGAGGACGGCAGGCGCTCGATGCTACGAGTCACCGATACCCGGTCCCATCCCTGCAGGGCAACACCATCAGTTTCCAGGGTCAGTTCGTCATTCGTCATTGATTACCTCAACACTGAGCGGCATGAATGCAGGATGAATGGGACTCGCTGATACAATGAGTGCATCACCGTAGCTGGCATCCTGCCAGATGCGATTTGCCATATTCAGCGCGGGCAGAGAGGACGGAAATGACCATGTCACGCGCACAGCATCCAGCCCCTCTGAGGTCAGACTTTCGGTGAAGTCCTCCCGCAACTGCTCCAGTGTTTTCCAGAGTTCATCATTGCCATGTTCGCTGGCAAGAAGACATGCTGTATCGAGTACGGCAATCCCCCTGTTTAGCAGCTCCTGAGCCGCGACGGTTCCGGTCAGCGATGCAGAGGCGGCCACGCGCGCAAACATGGCTGCAGCCATAATTTTCAGATAGGCCTTCAGTGCAGCAAAAACGCGATTGCTGGTTGTGTCGTTGTAATATGTTCCATCAAACGCAGATTCAGACATCATCAGCTCCAGCAGGCGCAGACGATCCTGCGTGGATGGCACTGCATCCATCAGTGTTGTAATCAGCGCCTCAACCGCTGCCGGAACCACACTGATTTCTGACATTTTCGACAGGTCTGCAACATGCGCGTCAATAGTCGTTCTGGCCGCGATCACCTGTGCGGTTTTTTCTGTTACCAGTGCGCTGTAATCAACAGCACCTGAACCAGATGTGATTTTTCCCGTCAGTCCGCTGATGCTGCCCCCGACGCTGCCGTTGCAATCCCGTCCGAAACGCAGATTTCCCAGCGTTGACCTGAGAGAACTGGCGAGCGTAGTTGCCTCGCGGGCCGTATCTGAGATAAAGCTAGACCAGAAACCAATGGTGTTTTGGATCGTTGTGGCAGCATGCTTGATTGAGAGAATTTCCCCATTAACTTCAGCGATAATCGCCGCCGCCGCAGTGGTTACGGTTGAGAACCAACTTTGCTCTACAATGCTGCCCGGGGTGCCGCCGGTTGTCAGGGCAAAAGTTTTTAGCCCACTCTCGATGCACGTCAGAGAGAAGCTAAAGCTGCGCCCCTGATCCATGCCCTCCCGGACTTTCAATCCCCCATCGGGGATGTTTACCGTCAGTTCCCCCAGCGTAGGATGCACCAGCGTCCCGGCCCCCCCCGCTTCAGAGGCGGCGACCAGGGAATCGCGCTGCGCTATCACATCGCCGCCACCGTAAATCCTGCTGTCCTGAACGATAAACCCCTGTAGCGTAATGCGCCGGGTTCCTCGCCCGAGGTCCTCTACCCATACCTGATCACGCATCGGGTATTCGTGAACCGCCTGACGGCGACCTGACTGACTCTCACCGCTGATAACGGCAAAGGGTACGCCGCGAAACGACGCCGCATGTAGCCTGTCAGCCCACGGCTGCTCACTGCCGCCCTGTGTAATCTGCGCCAGAGCCGAACCCACAATCGTCATACAACCCTCTCTATGGATACGTCATGGCAGTGGCAATTTTTCCGCCTGTGCCAGTAAATGTTTTTTTGTCGCCAGTTTTGTCATTTATCAGGGTTAGCTCGACTTTAACGCCGGTCTCCTTCAACGCTCCCGCCAGCGTTTCGCTCAGTTGCTGAGATTGCTGTGCCGGTGCCTGATTTGGCGTAATCAGTGACTGTGACGTGTCTGCAGGAGCCTGCTGAGATGTGATCAGCGGTTTTGAACCGTCAGCAGGACTTTGCTGGGCCGCTATGAGCGGTTCCTGAAGCTGAGGCTGCCCAGTTTGCCGCGGGTTTGCTGCAGGAGTGATCAGTTGCTGAATCTGCGCCACACTCCAGGGGTTGTTGCCCTCCCGCTCAAACAGTGCATGCAGAACGCGTGCTCGCTCGCCCGTGTCCGCCAGGTTTAGCTGTTGATCAGGACTGGCATTAAGCTCGCGCCCCGCATCCCGTATCATCTGACTGGTATTGTTTTCATTGCTCGGAGACGCAACACTGATTATCTGACGCAGGGTCGTCAGCGGGATTCCCCCGGCAGCGCGAGAGCGACCGCTGGCATACAGCTGCAACTGACGGTCTGCTGCCAGCACTCCATCTTCCGGTGCCTGAAATGCAGCAAAATTGCCACCAGCAGGTAACGCGCCGCGTTGACCTGCATAGCGCAGGTTCCAGGGGTTATTGTTACGTACCGATCGTGCGCGAGGATTGACGTTAGCCGATGATGAGAGTGAGGGCTGAGCAAATGTCTGCGCTTCAGGCTGCACAACAGGTGCCGGAGTGACAAGCGCTGGCGCTGATGGCTGTCCGTAACGTTTTTCCAGCTCGTCATGCAGGCGATCATTCATCTGCCCGGTTATCAGACCCAGTTGATCGGCTGCACCCAGAGAATCAAAAAACTTTTTATCCTTCTGAGCGCGCCGGACCCACTCCCCCTCATTGCCGCGCAGATTCCCTAACGCCTCATTCAGTGCGACAGGGTCTGAAGGGTTTTGAAGAAGATTTGATACCCCTTTCAGCCCATCGCTTACCGAACCATCAGACAAAAGACCACCAGCCAGTTTCTGTTTCGTGCGGTTTTTCAGGCCGTCCCACGACGCAGATATTTCAACTAACTGACTATTCAGGCCGGAAAGTGCGGCGTTCGTGCCAGGATCGACAGTGAGTCCAACCTGATCGGCCTTAGTCAACAGTTGCTTCAGGCGGGCACCTTCACGCAGTAGCTGCAGCCCGTTTGCATCCAGCCCCAGAGCGTCAGAAACAGTTTTCTGATTCTGGGGTGTCAGTTTCGGGAAAATGGCCGCCAGACCCTCCATCGTTTTCAGTACGTCAGCAGTGCCATCATCGTTGCGAGCAATAGGCGCGTTCAGTTGTGCCATGATTGCCAGGACGCCGCTGTTTCGGCCCTGAGTTGCGTCATTAAAGGTTTTATAGAGTCCCTCCACGCTGGATTGTGCGGAGTGGCTATCGGTGCCCAGCAGGCGCATCGCTCCGGAGAGCTGCGAAAAATCACGCACAGACATGCCCGCATTTCTGGCAGCAACATCCAGTGAATACGCATCCCCTGCAGCCTCACTCAGAGCGCCACCAACTGCTGAAATGCCTTTTACAGCCCCATACGTCAGGGCACCCATTGCGCCGAACTTGCTCGTTTTCCCGCCAAAATCCTCAGCCAGCGCAAAAACATTTTTGAGCGGTGGCACCATGTCGCCAAAAAGCTGGACGTTATCTTTCGCCAGTCGGCTCAGGTTCTGGAACTGCGCGCCA